CCCTCGTCTACGTGAAGGGCCCGGATACTCTTCGGCTCGGAGAGGACAGGCCGTCTGATGTCATGCTGAATGAGACTACCAGGATCGAGGGGACGAGCTGGAAGAATCTCTTCAAACAGTGTGTAGTGGCTCTGTCGCCGAGCATGGACGGATCGGAGAACGGTAAGAACAAATATATTTATGAGGTGACGGGAGTTACCACGTAGATATATATAGCACTGAGTCCAATACAGATCGAGGCTAGGGTAGCTCCCGAAAGCGCCTTTTCCGAGAGGCGTTGCCTCATAAAACTTTCTCGGAAACACTATCGGAGGTGTCGTTGTGGCATTTGCTAAAGGTAATATTCCTTGGAACAAAGGTAAGTCTCTTCCAAAGGACGTTCGTGATAAAATATCCCAGTCGAAACAAGGAAGCACCGGCCCCAATCTCGGAAGAAAGTTTTCTGAAGAAAGTTGCCAAAAAATGTCCATTGCCCAGAAAGGCAACAAGAATGCAAAAGGCCATCACGTGTCCGATGAAGTCAAACAAATTATATCGAACACGAACAAGGGAAATAAGACAAAATTGGGCAGAAGACATACCGACGAAGCGCGTCGAAAGATGTCGGAATCCCACAAAGGGAAACCTGCTCCGATGAAAGGCAGAAAACTTTCAGATGAACGAAGAAAGCAAATCTCTGAAACGCGAAAAGGAAGGGCTCCTTGGAATAAAGGCAAACAGGGCGTTTATTCAGAAGATACTTTGCATGTGATGTCTGAACTTAAAAGAGGGGATAGGGCACCTAATTGGCGAGGCGGGAAGTCTTTTGAACCTTATTGTCCCAAATTCAATTGTGCTCTGAAAGAAGAAATACGGGATAGATATGATCGCAGATGCCTTTTATGTGGTTTAACGGAAAATGGCGAGAAGTTACATGTCCATCATTGCGACTACAACAAAATGCAGGGTTGCGGTAAGCGGGCATGGAACTTAGTACCGTTGTGCCATTCATGCCACAATAAAACAAATCATAAACGTTGGTATTGGTTCTTATTGCTATATAATCACTGGGCACAAGACCCAGAAATAAATTTAGGAAGTGAAACTTATGCCTCAATATCCTGATCCAATGGAAATGCTCCGGGGCGTGCAGATCCTCCCAGACGGTGATGCTCCCTGGATACCAGACGACGCCAAGCTATACCTTGGCAACGACAAGGACGCATACATGCAGTGGGACGCGACCGCCGCCATGCTGCACATAAGTGGGGCACTCGGCCCGATCAAGCAGAAATCACTATCCAAGACCGCCAACTACACCGTTCTGGATACTGATCCTGATCTGATCTTTGTGGGCGCGCTATCGGCTCATGCTACTATCACTTTGCCAACTGCGGCAGATAATGCTGGCCGGACTATCTGTGTGGTAGTGGCCGGAGATCCTGGGGCCTACAATGTAATCGTTGACGGCGAAGGCAGCGAGACCATCAACGGAACCACCACAAAGACAAACAGTGACCAGTACTCGGTTCTGAAAGTCACTTGCAACGGCACCGCCTGGTTCATTACCGGCAGCGCGGGAACATGGACATAAGGATGCATGGTTTTGGCGGGTCCGATTCCCGCCCATCCATTAGAGAGGTTTTCCTGATGCCTAAAAACAATAAATTGACTAAGATGGCCATGCTCCGCGTTCTGATTCACCCTTTCTCGCAGGGCTACCTGAAAAGAGCATGTGACGACTGGAATAAGCGAATCGTGAAACAGCAAGGCTCTATCCTGCTCCCGGGGGGCACTGAAGCCCGGCCAGGAGCTACCTATGAAGTTCCTGTGTGCCCGGAAATCACATGCATGATCGCTGATGGCGTCCTGCTGGCTGGTTCTAAGGTGATCTGATGCCCGACAATGAAACTGCGATGCGGAATGACCTGGACGACATCAATGTTAAAATCCCTGCTCTCGTTGCCGGTGCCATACCGACTACTGGAGCCTCGGACGCTACTCTGCTGTCGAAAATAGACGACATGACCGCACTGCTGGAGATCATAGCAGAGGAATTGGACACGTAGAGGCAGCATGACCACAGGGTCTTTTCATTGCCCTATCTGCAACACCAGGTTCAATGCTACGATCCTGGTCGGGGTAGATGTGATCTGCCCCAATGGGCACACGCTCCCTTATGATGTTGATCCAGGAGAGGTCGTCTCGACCTGTGATTGTCCTGTCTGCCGAAAGCGATTCAATGTCGATCTTGTGGCCGGGTCGGTGGATCTGGATGAATCTGATGAGGCTGCATGGTCTGAATATTATAATGAAGAAGTGGATGGTGATTTTGTGACGTTTCTAAACAGACTACCGGCGAGGCTCGATGCCTATTATGCCCGGAATCGAATGTGGAGGAACAAAGGATCGGATACAGCAGCCAACAGGCGAACTCTTGTATCTCCTTCTCACCTGCTCGTGAACATTGGCGGGGCCGGAAACCACGCCTACGAGCTGGCAGCAGCCGTAGAGATGGATCTCGATACCGCCCCGCCAATTGGGACGATTCCCAGTACGCCACGGCAGCCAACCGGGCCGGAAAGGACTTCTATATCTATGCCTGCGTTCCGACCAGTGGCTACACTCCCGACATCCTCCTGAGCGCCGCTGTGACATATCCGGCTGGCTACACCGCCGACAATAGCCGCATGATCGGAGGCTTCCATTGCGAGTGTGTCAATGTGGGCACGATCGCGGGGCACGCGCTGACAGGATACTTGGCTGGAGATATAATTCCTCGCTCAGTGTGGGATCTGGCGCATAGGTCTTCTGGCCTTCAGGCCGGCATGGTCTGGGCAGGGAGGACTGACTTTGATTCCGTGAACCTCGCGCCTATCTGGGTCATGATCTATCTGGCCAGCGGCACCGGATCGAGTACCCTATCCGTGAATGGCGCCACAATCTCAGATACCCGCGACTGGATGAGTTTCGCTGATGACTTTGCTGCTATTGGCTGCAGGCCGATGGAAGATGATGAGTTCCAGGCTATTGCTGCCGGTAGCAACGAGGAGACGACCATCGCAGGATCTGCTGATCCGGTGACCACTGGCGGCCATCTCGATACCGCTTCCAGGAGAATGATCAGCAACATCGGTTGTGAAGATTGCTGCGGGGCCCTCTACCAGTGGCTTCGAACTCAGAGCTTCCAGTGCAATCCCGATGGTTCTGTGGTGGCTGCAGGAAAAACCGTCACTGTCTATCGTGCAGCATCTCCGGGCGGTAATCCGATCTATGCAAAGTTCCTCGCAAACGGAGAACCGTACCTCTGCTGCAACATGGCCAATGACGCCGCCGATAAGTGGATCACGCTCGGAACAGACTACAAAATCCTCGTCAAGCATGACGCCAATGCTGCGGTGGACTCTACCCAGATCTACTTCGATGACGACGGCGCGGCTCCTGGCAGGATTCTGGCCAATCTCGCGAGAGCTAAGACATGTTATCTGAGCACTAACAACCCGGCGTACGCGCTGCAGATCACACATTCCGCGACCGCTTCTTCAGTCGGCGTGGCGCTCTACTATGACGATGGGGCCGATGAGAGATTGGAAGCCACCCTTCCGGGAGCTGCGAATGCAACGATCGATCTAGCTCTGCTTAGCCAGGCATTCGGCTACTACGATCTGCCAGGCGCGAAGGGCAGTTTGTACACGCAGGGAACCTATGGAGATGTGAAGCTGCTCGCCGGCGGTTGTTGGGCGCGTGGTGCGAATTGCGGTTCTCGGTGTCGGAGTGCGTATAACTCTCGCTGGGGCGCGCTTTCGACTTTCGGCGGTCGCGGTTGCGCGGAGCCGGCATAGTCGGAGTGCGGAAGTCGGGATTTAGGGTAACAAAATTTGTTACGGGTTGGGCGAGTTTGAACTGCTCGCCGGCAGTTATTGGACGAATGGTGCGAATTGCAGTTCTCAGTATCAGAATGCGTATAACTATCGCTGGAACACGAATTCGAATATCAGCAGTCGCAGTTGCACAGATCCAGGAAAATGCGGAGAGCAACTCCTGGCTGAACTCGCCGACCTTGTCGAAAGGCAAAACACACAACGGAGGAGAACGGCAGCTAGTATCACCATTCTCAAAAATCATCATGAAGCGACATGGAAACTTATTCGAAAAGATAGTCGATGTAGACAACATCTATCTCGCCTACCAGAAAGCCAGGAAGGGCAAAAGTTGGCAGAATACCATCAGCCGCTTCGATGATGACTTGGACGAGAACATTTTCAATATCCGGGATTCGCTGATCGAGAAGACCTTTACCACGTCGCCTTATATCGAAAAGATGATCTATGAGCCTAAGCAGAGGATCATCTACAAGCTGCCTTTCAATCCTGATCGAGTAGTCCAGCACGCCCTGATGAATATTCACGAACCAATCTGGAATAGCCTCTTCATTTATGATTCGTATTCTTGCAGGAAGGGTAAGGGCATCCACGCAGGCAGCCGCCGAACCATGGACTTCATCAGAGCAGTGGGACCCAACGCATATTGCCTGAAGATGGACATCCAGAAGTTCTACCCATCCATTGATCATGACATTCTCTTCAAGATCGTCCAAAAGAAAATCAAGTGTACGGATACTCTTTGGCTCCTGGAGAATATCATCTACAGCATTCCAGGAGGCAAGAACGTGCCGATTGGGAACTACACAAGCCAATGGCTCGGCAATCTCTACATGAACGAGCTAGACCAGTTCCTGAAGCATGAAATGAAAATCTGGCACTATATCCGGTATTGCGACGATTTCATTCTGCTCCACCAAGATAAGAGGTTCCTGCACCGGATGGCCGAGACAATAGAGAATTTCCTTGCGGAAAGGCTTGCTCTGATCCTTAGCAAGAATGACATATTTCCAGTTCGCCAGGGCATAGATTTCTTGGGATACCGGCACTTTCCTGACCACATCCTGGTGCGGAAATCCACTGCTAAGAGGATCAAGCGCCGGATGAGATCACTTCCCGGTCAGCTTGCCAGAGGAGAAATCACCGCTGATCAGTATAGGTCATCAATGGCATCGACAGAAGGCTGGCTCATGTGGGCGAATAGCTTCAACTTCAAGCAATCTCTGAGGCTCGCCGATGCCTGAACGGTTCGGGGACTTCGCCGAAGAAGAAACGTTTGAAGGAGAGAAGCTTCGGCTCGCTCAGGTCCTGAACAAAGAAATCCTGGTGACAGGATACAAAATCAAGGATAGCCACCAGAAGAAAGGCACGCAATATCTCACGATTCACTATGAGCTAGAAGGTAAGCAGCACATCACTTTCACGGGCTCGATGGTGTTGATGGATCAGCTCAAGAAATACGAGTCACACTTGCCATTTCTGGTAGTGATCAAGAAGATTAATCGTCATTACACGTTTTCGTGAGGAGATACTATGAGAAGATACCCAAGGTTGCCACTTTCGAAGCAGGACTACATCAACCTGCTTTCGATGTCAGAACATGCCGAACGAGCGCGAGCCGATCTGCAAGCTCTGGCTGCACTGGACGATGAATATGTGACTGTAGATCGGGGCACCGAGAACGCCCCGGACATCCAGCAGATACCGAATCCGCTGCCGGGATGGAAACGAGCAGGATTCGCTAGCCGAGAAGAGATGCTGGAGCTGGCCGGATCTGGCTGAGGGGGGACGAATGAATATCACTGATATTGATTGGCGGAATACTCTGAATACCTGGAGCCGAGCAGATATCCTCTATCTCCGCTCTATCTGTGATGAGAAATTAGTACAGATGGACGCGGAAACTGTCCGACGAAGGGCCATAGTACGGGGCGAAGGATGAATCCCGGTGATATTCTTTATCGCTGCCCCGAATGCGGGCATGAGATTTGGCAATCCAAGGGCGTGGATAGACCTACATGCTGTGAGTGGGTAATGATTGCAGTTGGCGGAATAGTCGATCCTGAAGATATATTTGGAGCCATAATATGATGAATGAAATACCCAAATTGGAAATTCACAAATTCAAAGATGGGCGAAAAAGAGTTATCCTGGGTGGCATAGATCTATCTTTTCTGATATCGGATATTATTATTTCTGAAAGTGTGGGCACGATTACATCAGCTCAATTGCGCTGCCCCGTAGTAGAGCTTGTCTATACGTATGAGGAGTAATGGCTGATATCAAGTGGGACCACTCCAAGTTCCTGAAGTCCACCAAAACAAGGGCTCTGGACGGTGTGGAAGAAGTGGCCAGAGTCCACATGATGACCCAAGCTGAGCAAGATTGTCCGGTCGGGCAGTATGATGATGGCCGAGTGGGCGGCACCTTGAAAGGCTCTATCGGGGTTGAGAGAGACGAGTCCAAGGATGTCTGCTATCTCGGCTGTGGTGGGGCCGCCAAGGACTATGCAGCCCGCCAAGAATTGGACCGCACATTACAGCACAGAGGCAATCAGAAGGCCGGATTCGTGAGAGACAGCGTCCAAATGCATAGCTCAAAACTTGGTCCTGCGATCGAAAAGCACCTGAAATCATAACACAACACTATTTTTCATCATAATGACAAAAATAGACCCCGTGAGCCGTTGGTGGCTCGATGCATGAGGTACGGATATGGATATTGATATAACTCAATTGACAGAAGTGGGTGGCGGGCTATTGGCATTAGTGGCCGCTGCTATCGGAGTGCAGAAAGGCAGCGCTAAATGGAATGCGCGCAAAGAGCTGACAAGTGACGTGGCCGACTTTGTTGCCCGCGCCTACCAGGTGCCGGAATTGAAATCTAAAGCTGCAGAAATTTGGACTGATATAGGGGACTTTTCGCCAACTTTCAAGGCTATCCTCTGCATGAAATCAAGCTTGGCGGAAGCTACAAAGTCAGACGAGAAGGTGAGCTAGATGTGGACGATTGTGGCCCTCATCTGCCTGGCAATCGCGTTCTCCTGGCTGGCTATGCGATTCCGGGAAGTCGGCCCGCTCACTGAAGAGCTGCAGAAAACCAGATCGGAGAACCTGAAACTCCAGGGGGAACTCCAGCAAACCAGAGAAGCCCTGAGATCCTGCCAGAACGCAATCGAAAACCAGTAGCTGCCGAACGGAGGCAGAATGAAATTATTTTCTCCTGAAGATATCAGGAAATACTTCTACGCTTCTTTCTTTCTCGCGATATTCTGCCTCATATTGGCCATTATCGCTATCGGAGAATCCGGGCAAGCCAACGTGATCGAAGAGAAGTTCGCCGGGGTGGGGCAGTTCGACCACTCAAGTTATTCGAAATCTGCTTCCGACCGGGCCATGAGTGATGGGGGGGCGATCGCGTACGAGATGAGCCGGAACTGGAAGAACGAAAGTGCTCAAACTTTTTCAACCAGTTTCATAGTGTCCGGTGCGGGCGGCGGCTACAAAGATCAGTATGTCGTGAAGGCGTCCGGGGTCGGATATATGCATTCTTATCAGGCCACCAAGATCAACGGCGACTTTTCCGGTAGCGGTGAGTCTACTGTGAGCATGGAAACCGGAGTTCAGAGCCTGGACTCCCTGGTGGTCATGGACGGCAATGCAACGTTCCGAGGCCGGATAATCAACGGTCAGACTGGCAGGCCGGTGACCGAGGCTGAGATGGACGCCGTGGGTGAGTACATCCTCAGAAGCTATCTGAATATTTCTGAGGAGATCAAGACGCCGGAAGACTGGCTTGGTTTCTGTGCATCGTTCTCCGATGCTCTACCCGCCAGCATCGGCCCGGTGAAACTCATCCCGGAGAACAGCACAGCATGAATTGGAAAGAAGGCCTCGCCGTCCTGGCTTCATTGGCGGCGGGGGTGGGGTTTGGC